TTTCCCACTTGCTGGTGAGAACGCCTGAATTCTTTTCTGTGGATACATCATATTTTCATATAATCTTCTCTTTAGTATTAAGTATTCAACATCTATTTTATCTTCTGATATTTCTAATTGTTTTGCCATAAAGTGTTTGTATAATAGTAACTGATTAGTTTTGTTCTTATCGGCTTTCATATATTTATTCCAACCCATTGTAGAAGTCTTGATGTCAATAATTCTCATACGACCGGTTTTCTTGTCGTGTAGAACCACATCCATAAACCCAACAAATTTCATATCTTGTGGTAATTCAAAGTTTAGATTCATTTCAATACCGACTAACTCAGTATCTTTCTTCTTGAAATGACTACCCTTTCGTTTCTTGAATTCCTCAATGATATCCAATCCGTCTTTGTAGAACTCTGCCATTTCCTCTTTGGTAACTTCAAAGTTATCTTTATGTCGTTCTGATGATTGTTTGTAGTTTTCTTTCATACGATACAATAGAATATCATCTAATGGTAAAGCATCTGCTTCTTTGATTGTTCGTTCATAATAACAAACTAAATATGCTTGAATAGTTTCGTGTAGTGCCGAACCGAATATTGTAAAAATATTACCTGTAAATGTTCCAACTTTATCTACATAATTGAGTTTCCACATTTGTGGACACTTATCCCATTGTGAAAATTGACTATAACTTATTTTGCCCATTTGCCTCTTGCTACGACTTGTGCCATAACCCCATAATTTGATACATCTGAAAAACTATCAGTTACGGGTTCACCCTCAACTGAATTTGTTCCATTTCTCATCAATAATGTTTTCATTCTTTCTATCTTGTCGTTCATTCTGAACCAAATACCCAACAACGATAATTTAATATCTTCTGGTGTTTTTAGAATTGTTCCTACTGCAATATTTTGTGGACCATAATCATATTGTTTTCTACAAAACAATTCATATTGGTCTTGTTGAATCTTTTTAAATTCTGATGTCATTTCAGGATAAGTTTTTTCCATATACCCAACGACATCTGTTGGTTCTCTTTCAAAATCAAGAGCCGAATCTGGTAATCCCTTTGGTGTGTCTTTAATCATTATTTACTCCATATTTTTTTTAGTTGCTTTTCGTCTACACCATACTTTGATATAATCGAATATACGACATCTTTACCCATAATGTCAAGCGTTTTCTCAATATTTTGTGAACTTTCTTCAAAGTGTTGACATAATATATCCATAGCCCACTTTTCTATCTTGGATTTCTTTTTAGATTTAGTATATCGTAAGTATGTATTTCCTCTCGGAAGTAGATTTGTATAGAATTGATAAATTGTTTTTGGTTTCAATTCCCAATATTGTTGTATTTCATTTACAACTTCTATCCACTCGGCTTTCATTGATAAGAATCTGTGAACCATATAATTGTTCCAACTTTTCTTATCTGCGTCTGTAATGTTGTCCCAATACAATTGGTTCTGAACATTAGTAATTTGTTTTATGTGGTCAAATAGTGTTTTTGTTTTCATAGTGAATAACCTTTTAGATATAAATAAGTATCTTGTATTAATCTGAAAATGTAATTTTTTTTAATATTGATTTGTCATTTCTGTTCTTGGAAATGATACTTTATATTTATCATATCTCTGTGAATCTATATAATTTAAATCTTTTGATTTTAACTTGTAACCCTTTTCATTGAAATTGCCAGATTGAGAAAATGTATCTTTATAATTTAAATCATCTGACTCCAAAGATTGATGAATTTCCAATCTATAATTATTATCATATGACTTACAATGAACTTTGTATTTGAATTGTGTATTTTCTAAAAGTTGTGGAATAAAGTTTTCCGTAAACTCAAAGTCTATTATGAAGTTTCCTTTAATTTTGTATAGTGCCCAAATCCAAACCTTTATATCATCTATGATTGATTGTTTTATGCTTTTTTCTTTATCTTCAACTGAATCCATTTCCTTTTGCTTGTTTGCAAACTTTAAATAAGAGGTGTTGTAATCAATATTAGTAATATCCTTTTCATTATTATCAAATACCATTTTGTTTAGTTTTATGTTATTATCAATATCTTGCATTGTAGTATTTTGAACATCTAATATATCTAACATCAAGTGTGTTAAATGTCCTCTAATATTACGATTTAGTACATTGTTCTTGTAATCATTACTTACCCAATCCCCTACGAACCTATCATCTGAAATAGAATAGTGTGATTTGTGAACACTCATAGGTGTTCCCTCGTGAACTTCTACTGGGACCATCATCTTTACCCTACTGACAAACCTCTTATGTTCACCTTCACTTTCAGATTTATTATCAAAGTAGTTTCTTGTATCGTATAAAAAGATTAGGTTTTGTAAGAAGTCCATAGAATTTTCTCTTGCGTATGCTGGTATCCAATTTGCAGCCAATTTTACTCCATTATTATGTGAGTGTTTTAATACATCTTTAATTATGTCTGGTGTTTGTCCCTTTTCCATTAATCCTAATATTTTTGGTATACCATTTTCTACTCCGACCTCTAACCAATTCATTCCACTACTCTTTGCTCTTTTCATCAAATCATCATTCATTTTTGTAGAAGTTCTACCATAACCACCCCAATTAATTTTGAATGGAAGTTCATTTAATAGGTCAATCAGTTCCTCAAATTGTTTCATTGAACCATTAATTAACGAATCAACAAACCAAAAGTCTGTATATCCGTATTCATTATAAAGTTTTACAATATCATCTCTAACTTTCTTGGCTGATTTGTATCGATATAATCTTGTTTCACTACAAAATGTGCATTTAAAAGTGCAACCTCTCGCAGTCTGAATTGGTAACATAAAATATTCTTCACTATTTATCTGTTCATATAGTTTTAAAGTTTCTTTATCCCAAGTTGGAACTTCTAAATTGTTCATATTTACCAATTGCATTGGTCTTCCACCATATACTGGGTTTCTTCCACTCCTTCCTTTTGGTAGGACTGATGCGAAACTTGGCTTCATTTTATCCCAAGTCCAAATACCCGTAACACCATTGTAGTTTTTATTTAAACTATATTGATTTATTAAATCTTTTATTATGACCTCACCCTCATTTAATCCACAACCCACATCTACAAACTCTCTATACATTTCTACATCATCTTTTGTACTGACCAGACCACCAGATTTAGCATACCAACAATATGGTCCACCATACCAAATCTGAATGTTTGGGTTTTTCTGTTTTAATTTTCTTGCGATGTAATCTGTGGTAGTAATGTTAGAACTATAAGTTGTGAAACAAACAATATCAAACTTTGACATTTTATCAATCCAAACATTCCAAAATTTATCAAATCGTTTTGTGATATCCACAAAGTTTGCTTGAAATACTTTTCCGTCATATATTGGACTTTCTTTATTGGACAATCTCCAATATTTATGTCGTTCATCACCAACATAAATTGCTGTCAATAAATTTAAATCTATTTGTTCTACTGAGTGGCCTTGACTTTCTAAGACCTGAGATAAACTACCAAGAGCGAATGATGGTGTTGTCAATGACCATTGTGGGCATAAACATAATGCTATTTTCATACAAAGCAGTCTCCCAACATCCAAGTTATCAATGAATATCTTCTACCTTTTGTGACTGATGTAACTCTATGTGATAAGAATGCAGGAAAGATTGTAATACTTCCTCGTGTTCTTGGTGCGGTGTAATTATTTTTACCTGATTTGTCTGTGATACCGAACTCTAAGTCTCCACCCTCATATTTTGTTTCATCTGATAATTGAATAATGGCAGTTAGCTTTCTTGTGGAAGTTTCTTTTGCTCCACAATCAGTATGCCATTTGTATTTACCACCATTTTCATATCGTAGTATTTTTACCTTTTCCATTTCTTGTATATTGTATTTCCAAATAGATTGATTAGATAATTCAAATACCATTTTTAGTTTGTTATTGAGTTTCTCATTATTGATTGTAACTTCTTTGTTATCACGAACTTCTTTGTTCAGAATGTTCTCATCGTAATTACCTGCGAGTTCTGATTCAGTTGGTTCACCTGTTTCTAAGTATCTCATCAACTTCTGACATTGACTTAATGATAGAAAGTCTTTTCTGTGAACTACAAATTTAAATGTATCGTTAGTAATCATATGTGTAAAACTCCTTATTTAATTTATAGTGTTTATTTAAATCGTTTATATTTTCTATCTGAGTGTATTTGGTATTAACTTTCTCTCCAACTAAGATATGCTTTATATTTTCATAAGTCAATATACTATTCTTATCAACCATACTTAAAAGTCTGTCATTTATTTTTCTATTTACTATAACTCTTTCTTGTAAATCATATAAATTTAGTTCACGGACTGGTTGGTCTGTATGTTTGTGGTAAACATTAGTTTCATTTGCTATGTGTAATGACAATACTTGCTCAAATAAATTACTTCTTACTAACAAAAAAACCTTATCGTGATAATCTATTACTTCCTTTATAAACACATCATTATCTTTATAAACTATTTTTGTTCCAATGAAACCACTTAATTTATAACTCTTATCGAGAAATCCTTTGACTCCTAACTTATCTATTGGTGACTTAAAGTTATTAAAAAGTGGGTGTTCCCAAAACTTCCCATTTTGAGTTAGTTCCAAAGTTTTCATAAAGTTTGTAGAACCACACCTTTCAGTAGACACTACAAGTATTTTAGACAAAGGTATCTCCAACTCCCCAAGCAACACAAGAATATCTATTTCCTTTTGTTACTCGTTTAACTCCGTGTCCTGCAAATGTTGGGTGTATGATTAATTTACCCACTTCAGGTTTAATAATTTTTCCATCAAAAAAATGAAACTCTCCACCCTCATAATCATCATTTAAAAATACAATTAATGTTAGTTTATTTGTACTATACTCATCTAACCAATGAAAATCTGCGTGTGGATTATAATATTGACCTACATCATACCTGTGACATTGAACTCTATTGTTGTAAATACCTTTACAATTATAATGGTAAGTAGTTAGGTCTGCTAATTGTATTGCTTTCCAGAATTTATTCAATATTTCTGGATTACTATTTGTCTTTATATTTAAAATACAAGAATTCTTGTCATCATTTCCGAGAGTATCTCTGTTTTCTGTTCCACGGTGGTATCCACTTCTAAGGTCTGCTTCCTTGTCCACCAAATCCATAATCTCTTGGCACTCATCTTTACTAAAAAAGTTTTTTCTCTCTAAAAACCACCTAAAATTAGGATTGGTTTTAAAGTTATTCATATCTACTTCTTTATACATTTTACTCTTATCTGAAATGGTCTCCGACAAATAATTCTTGAATTACATATCGTTTACCTTTTGTTACTGGCGTTACATTATGACATAGAAATGCCGGAAATAATGTTAATGCACCCTTATTCTTTTCCATCGTGTACCATTCTTTTGTATCTTTGTCTTGGATACCAAATTGAACTTCTCCACCCTCATATTCATTCGGGTCTGTTAGTTGAATAATTCCTACAATCTTTCTGTTAGAACAACTACCTGCATTAAAGTCTGTGTGCCACCCGTAGAATCCACCATCTTGGTATTCTATTAGTTTTAATTCATCATCACAACCATCAACATCAAAATGAAAAACGCTATCATTGACTATGTTTACCATTTGAAACATTTTCTTCTGTAACCACGACCAATCTTTATTAACCTTATCTGGTCTGAACTCATTGTTTGGTTGGTCTCTTAAATACCACTCATTAGTTTTTCTAATTTCTGGTAATATTGCTGTTCCCTTTTCATCTCCTACACAACCAATTACATCTTGTTCAGATTCCATTATGTCTTTTAATAACTCATCACACTTTTCTGGTGATAAAAAGTTTGGAATTTGGATTGAAAATTTTAAGTCATTATTGTATCTCATTGTAACCTATCTCCTATTTATTATTTTGGTGGAATATTGTGGACCAATATGTCTGATGTAAAGTATGTATCAATATCCTCAACATCTAATGAATAAAAAGTTTCTTCTTGCGCAACTTCTGATATTGAAGTTATTTCCAATTCATTTCCGTCTTTATCTAAAAGATAATCACCTATTGACATTTCATCTGGCATTTTCCAAGTCCAAGTGCTTCCTTGTTTCAAGAAATACTTTCCACCAACTTTATTTCTTGCCATTTTTATAGAACCATTAACTAAAGTGTATCCATAAGATTCATCACTAAATGTTCTAATAACTATTGAACCTGATGCGACTGAACCACTTAAATCGGTTGTGCTATAACTCAACCAATCATTGTAAAAAAACTCATCTGGCATACCTACGGGTAAATATGATTTAACTATATCACCAGTTTCCACATCTTGAACTTGTTTGGTTGAATCATCATACATTCTGATTAAACTTCCACTCGAAGTTGAGAGCAGTAAAGAGTTATTCACGTGATATCTATCACCATTTAAAATAAGTTTAGAACGTGTCAATACATCATAGTCTACATTGTCTCTCAATAGAATTTGTTTATCTGGTGTCATTAAATAATCACTTTTATCTACCTTTAAGTATCCTTGTGTTCCTATTGTTGAACCACTCGGAACAATATAGGTTTCAATTAATGAACCACTATCCACACCAGATTGGTATGTACTATTCTCTGCTACATACTTATGGAATAATATTGTGCCATCAAATAAGGTTCCATCTTGTGTTGGATTTTTAACTACAAAGTCTGGATGATATGCGTTTGTATCTGAAAATGAACTTGTGTTAAATATTGGAATTACACTACTACTTTCTGGTGATGAACCCAAAATAGTTCTAAATGTAGTTTTGTTAAATGAACCACTAACAATTTCTAATAAGTTATCATCACTATACCAAGGTGAACCCACAAATAAATGGAAACTGCCCGTATATTGATTTTGTCCTCTTTGTGAAAAGTATGTTATTGAAGTGTTATCATTGTATTCAAAATTTACTGGAATATTATGTTTTGCAAAACTTGCACTTATGACTGATTCTTGAGAAGAGTGTGGTGTTCTACCACTAGCGTCATCGTGTCCGTAAACATATGCAGTTGAACAACCCTTTTCGTTTGCATAGTTTGCAACCAAGTCAAATGATGCGGATTGCTCATTGTATGAACCATAAATACCTGGACTGGTATTCATTTCGTTAAAATATATATTATCTGTGGTTTCTTGTTTGATGTAGTCAACACCAGACATAATACCAATATTAGTATTTGTTGGCCAACCACCTGCACTTCCCGTGATATAATTTAATAAATTTGTTATTTTTGTTTGTACTGACATAATTTTTTCCTATATATAAATATCATCTTTCTAATAAATCAGTAACATTTGATTCCAAATGCTTGATACAATGAACTATTGTAGACTTATTCCATATCTCAACGTCGTGAATTATAGACTTTTTACCCAATTTTTCCATTTCTCTAAATGACCGTAAGTTCATATGTTTTCCCAACCCTCTATATTCATCACAAATCCAAGTATTATATGAATAACTATTGTCCTTACCAACATTCATAGTTTCAACATTATTACTTTTAAAGAAACTTGGTGTGTCATATACTGGTGAACCTGTATTGTTCCAACTCTTTTTAACTTTACCACCTGGTGACTGCCAAACAAATGATATTATCTTATCATCTTTGGTGATGTAATGAAACTTCCTACCATTTTCTACTCTCCAAAAATAATCATCAATGTTCCACATTCCGTCATAATTATTTATCTGTTTTCTAAATAACTTTAAACCTGACTCTAATAATTCTATCGTAGGTTCTTCGGTATGGTATTTCCAACCTTTAGGTAATTCTTCTATTGGCCAATGACCATTACAAAGTCTTTGAAATCTTAGTTGCTTCATATCGTTCATCTATAATTTTCTTTAATTTTTCTGCATATTGTTTATGAGCTTTTATACCTGGATGTAATCCATCTTTTGTATGGTCTATACATTCAAACTCCACATCAAATTTATCTCTTGATAAATCTTGTTCCCAAGTTCCCCATATAATTTTATCTTTACCGATTAAACGATTTAAGATTTCATAGTTATGTAAGAAATTAATATAATGATTATACTCATTGATATCAGTTTTTTCTTTTACTTGCCAAGATGGGATAATATTTCCATTATCATCAAACCACAATCTTCTAAAATAGTGTGGAACCGTAATGATAAATAGTTGTCGTGTTGATGTTGGCATATAAACTTCTGATAAAGTTTTGACTGCAAAATCTAAACCTGTTCCACCTGCTCCGTAATTATGAACTGCTGTGTTTTCATCTCCGAGTAAGTGTGTAAAGGTTTGTTCTTGTTCAACATCCCAACCATAAGTCCAACTATCTCCAAATGTATAGATTTGTCTTCTGGCACTCTCATCATTGTAGATTGGGTCGTGTTGTCTACCACCCTCTAATCTACCATTATTGTTTTGGTATATGTTTATACCAGTTTCGTGTGAGTAAACATATTCACCTTTATCATTAGAGTAAACAACCTTACCTTCATCATCTTTATGTTGATAAAGTTTTAATCCGTGTTCTCCTTGGGCGTAAACTTCACTTAGTTCTGTCGTTACTCTATAATTGTCGTAGAATAGTCTCTCTACATTATATTTAACTTTCTTGTCCATACCAACCACTTTTTCTCATTATATCTTTAATTCCCTCTGCGTATAATTTGTGAGATTCTACTCCTGGGTGTCTTCCTGCCAAGTCGTGTAAATCAAAGAATATATCAATCATATGTTTTGGTATTTCGTCGTCCCAAGTTCCCCATATGATTTTATCTCTACCGATTAATCTGTTGAGTATTTCATAATGATGATAAAAATATAAGTAATGATTGTATTCGTTTTGTTCTGCGGCAGTTGGTTTATCCCAACATCTACGAGCCACTCCGTTGTCTTCAATGTACATTCTTCTGAAGCTATGTGGAATCGTAATAACATAAATGAAGTTTTGATTTTCTTTGTGATTAAACTCTTGATAAACTTCTGTTATCTTTTTTACACAATAATCCAAACCTGTTTTTCCTGCTCCATAATTCCATACTGATGTATTTTCATCTCCTAATAAATGTGGAAATGCTTCTTGTTGTTCAACGTCCCAACCATAAGTCCAACTATCTCCGAAACAATGAATTTGTAATGGAGCGTTTTTGTCATTATATAGTGGGTCTTTGATTCTACTTCCGTCTAAGTAATACTCATTATCAATATTTGTTTTTAATGGTATGGAATCTTTAGTGGGACGACCGTGTCTGTAATCAATACTTTGGTCAAAAGTTCCATCTTTATTTCCGTGTACAACTCTGATATTATCATTGTAATACATTTCAACATAACTAATGGTTTTATCAGAATACAATGTATCTGCGTCTGTAATTCCACTTTGTTTACTTGAAGGTGGTTTCCAATCTATTACCTTTTTTACTTTATCGAGGATTCCCACGATTATCCCGTTTCCATCATATTTTTTGGAATTGCTCCACAATTACCACAACTAAAAACTTGCATTGGAACAATGGCTTCTTTACCTGTTGGTGACATCAGTGCTGATATTTTCTTTAAGAAAAATGCCTGTATGAAAGATGCGTTTCCACATTCTTCACATTGGATTGTATCTGCTTTTGATATATCTAATTGCTGTTGCCCTTGTGGCATTCCTCCGTCTGGATGACTACTCATTTGATACTCCCTATAATCTCTACAAACATAGCCATAATGTTGATTTCTTTATCCACTACAACTGCGTCTGATTGTTGATATTTACTTAAAATCAATATACACTCTGCGATATGTCCTTGACCCCAATCATCTACGGTATCAAACATCAATCTGAATAAATCAGAGAAGTCCGTTACCTTTGAATCTGCTAACAATTGTCTAATGTTTTTGAATGAGTTTTTCTTATCTTGTGTTTTCAATATATCCAACACTTGATTCTTATAATCATTTTGAACAATAGTATTTTCATCAATTGTTAATTTGGAATCTACGACTTGTCGTTGAGCACCATTGATTACTCTTCTGATATCTGGATAACCACCATTTACGGTCGTTGCGATATCTTTGACATCATATTCAATGTTTTCATTATTCAATATATTTGCCAGATGTTGTGCAACTTGTTTTCTGTCTGGTGGTATAATCTGAAATGATTGACAACGACTTTGTATCGGGTCAATGATTCTTTCCACATAATTACAAGTTAATATAAAACGACAATTCTTAGAGAAAGTTTCCATAAGATTACGAAGTGCTGCTTGAGCGTTT